ACTACAGGAGAAGCTAGTGGCACAAACTATACCTCAGGCGGTGCAAACCTTACTAACGTAACTCCGTCTTCTACAGGTACAACTGCTGTTACTGATTTCAGTGACTTAACTTTTAGTACAGCTACAATTACAGCTAGAGGTTGTATGATATATAACTCAAGTGATTCTAATAAATCTGTAGCAACAATTGACTTTGGTGGAGACAAAACATCCACAGCAGGTGACTTTACTATTGTATTTCCTGCTAAAGCGGCTTCTACAGCTATTATAAGAATAGCTTAAAAGATGAAACATGCCGTTTGCAAAGTTTCAATTTAAAGCAGGAATAGATAGAGAGGGAACAAGCTACACCAATGCTGGAGGTTGGTTTGACGGTTCTCTTGTTAGATTTCGTAAAGGTTTTGTAGAAAAAATAGGTGGATGGACAAAGTTCATATCATCTACTTTTGTTGGCACAGCTCGTAATTTATTTCCATGGATTTCTTTAGAAGGAAACAAATATCTTTTTGTTGGCACTCATAAAAAAGCATACATAATAGAAGGTAACGGTATCAATGATATTACGCCTATTAGAAAAAATACCACCAACAGCGTAACTTTTGCAGCAACTGACGGCTCTGCAACAATAACAGCAACTGATTCGGCTCATGGTGCTGTAATAGGTGACTTTGTTACTTTTAGTTCAGCAGTATCGTTAGGTGGGAATATAACAGCAGGAGTATTAAACCAAGAGTATGAGATTGTTTCGGTGCCGACTGCTAACACTTATACCTTTACAGCTACTGCTACTGCTAATAGTAGCGATACAGGTAACGGCGGTAGTGCTACAGATGCAGCTTATCAACTTAATGTTGGTTTAGATTTCTTTGTACAATCAACAGGTTTTGGTTCTGGTAGTTGGGGTCAAGGTGCTTATGGTGCATCTACAAGCATTTCATTTACAAACCAATTAAGATTATGGTCGTCTGACAATTTTGGTGAAGATTTAATATTACACCCTAGAGGCGGTGGTATATTTTATTGGGATGAATCAAACGGTACAACTACAAGGGCTGTAAACATTACATCTCTATCAGGTGCTAACTTAGCACCAACCGTAGGATTACAAACTATAGTTAGTGATATTGACAGACACGTTATTGTACTAGGTGCTGACCCAATAGAAGGTGGTGTTAGGTCAGGAAGTTCTGACCCAATGCTTGTTGCTTTCTCAGACCAAGAAACTATTACCGAATGGGAACCACAAACTACTAACACAGCAGGTTCTGTCAGATTATCAGCAGGAAGTGAAATACGAGGAGGTCTAAGAGCAAGACAAGAAATACTTATTTGGACTGATACATCTATGTATAGCATGCAGTTTGTTGGACCACCGCTTACATTTGCAGTTAATTTAATTAATGAAGGCACCGGTATGATTGGACCTAATGCAGCTATTAACGCACCTAACGGCGTATTTTGGATGGGTGATGATGGTTTTTACTCTTATACAGGTTCGGTACAAAAACTGCCTTGCAGCGTTTTAAGCTATGTACAAGAAGATTTAGACCTAGGACAAGCCTTTAAGGTGTTTGCGGTATTAAATAAAGAATACAATGAGGTTTGGTGGTTTTACCCGGCTGAAAGCGATGGTACAGAAGAAATATCAAGGTATGTTATTTACAATTACTTAGAGGGCGTATGGTCTATCGGTCAATTAGTAAGAACTGCTTGGATTGACCAAAACGTGTTTGGTAAGCCATTAGCTACAGCAAACAATTACATATATAACCAAGAAGACGGTGATGACGCTGACGGTTTTCCTATGGATGGTGTCTTTATTGAAAGTTCAGACTTTGATTTGCAAGAAGGTAACAGCTTTACTTTCATAAGAAGAATGATACCTGATGTTAAATTTTACGGCACCAATGTTGAATCCGGAGTTCCACAAATAAACATGTTGCTGAAAACTAGAAATGCACCAAGCGATTCGTTAACAACGAGAGCTACTACAGACATATCAAATAACACAGACCAAGTACATGTAAGAGCAAGAGGTAGACAAGCTGTACTGAGATTACAAAGTGATGATGATGCTGCTGTTGATAACAGAACAGGTTATAAGTGGAGACTTGGATATACAAGGTTAGATATAAACCCTGACGGTAGAAGATAATGGCTAAGCTTTTACCAAGTAGGCTGCCTTTAGCAATGCAAGAGGTAAGCCCTGAGGTTTTTAATAGGCTTGTAAGGGTTTTAGAAATTAATTTAGGTCAGTTTGACCCAAATAGAACACCTAGATTTAACGCTACAGAAGTAGCAGAATTGAATTTTTTACAAGGTGATGTAATATGGAATACAACGCTGGACGTATTACAGGTATATAGTGGCAATAGTTGGATAGATTTGATAGAGAATCCAAATACTGCAGGTTATGAAGCCACCACAAGCTTAGGCACTGTTTCAGTGATTACAGGTGGCGACATATCAGTTAACATAACATAGGAAGCAAAATGGCAGATTTAAGAGAAAGAATAAATAATTTACTAAAAAATGTAGAGTCAAATCAAAGACCTATGCGTTTTCAAGAAGGCGGTATGGCTGAGATGCCACAAGAAAGCGGTATGGCACAAATGTCGCAACAAGAAGGTATGGCTGAAATACAAATGTCTAAAGAACAAGCTATGCAAGAGATATTTATGCCCTTGGTTGAAGCAGGATTTGAAGCAGAGGTTATGGCTATACTCAACAACCCACTTGATTCAGAGATATCAAGACAAGCTGTAGAGAGATTAATACAGGTATTAAGTCAAGAGCCTGACTTTGATATGGATGACTTTATGATGGCGGTTTCATTAGTAGCACCACAATAAGCTTATGTTGGCACAAACCAAGCCTGAATTAGAGTATGAGCTTAAAAATCTTTTACTTGGCTTTGCTTCAGATTGGTTTGTAGAAAAAGAAACACTAGCTAAAACCAAAGAAACATTGCCTATATTAGGTGACTTTTATAATGAAAAGCTAGATTCACTAGACAACCTTCCTTTAAATAATATCATCAAAGAACCGTTAAAGGATGTGCATACAGTACCTTTATTCTCACAAGAGTTTTGTACTTTATTAATTGATGAAATGCACAATATGACCAAACACTTTGCCTTTGAGCCAAATCAAGAAGAGGATGAATTAAGACAAATACCAGAGATTGTTTTATATGAAAAGTGTCCACAGCTATATCATTCGCTAATGCAGGTGGTTGATAGGGTTATTAATCCAATATTGCTAAGCATTTGGAATAGGTGTGTTACAGGTGGTAACATACAGATAGCTAATTATAATTTAAAAGATAAAAAACAAGGAGCATGGCATCACGATGCTAGTTCCGATATAAGTATAGTAGTACCCCTGAATACAGGAGATTATGAGGGCGGTGGTACTGAGTTTATGCGAAAAGGAATTGTTGAGCCTTTGCCTACAGGCAATGCTTTAATATTTCCAAGCCTAACTCACATGCACAGAGGACTGCCTGTTAAAAGTGGAGACAGGTATTTGTTGGTTTTTTGGCTTGTATGTAAAGACGAGACAAGAGATTATATGAAAGAATTTATGTAAAGAGTTGGTAAAACCTACAGAAAATAGGGTAAAATTTTGAAATGATGAATAGAATTGACAACAGCGGCCAAGGAATAGCAAGACTAGGCAGAAATGAAGATAACTATTTAGCACACGTTGCAGCAGGCGAAATGGTGGTTCCACCTGTAATTACGCCTGAAACAAGACAAAGACTAGAAAGAGAAATGATGCAAGTGGGCTTAGACCCTAATGAGTATACTGTCGGTAGCGAGATGTCAATTAATCCAATTACAGGTAATCCTGAATTTGGTTTCTTTAAAAAAGTTGCAAAAAGTCTTAAAAAGGTTGTTAAAAAAATAGCACCTGTTGCAGCAATTATACCCGGACCGTGGCAACCTTTTGCTGCTGTTTATCAAAAAGGTAGTGCCGCATTAAATATTGCTAAGGGTAAAGGCGGTATTGGTGACTTAATGACTGTCTTTGCAGGTGGTAGTCAAAAAGTATTTGGTAAAGACGGTGCTTTACAATCTATTAAATCAGGTGGTTTCAAAAACCTTGGTGGTGGCTTTAAAAAAGCTTTAACAGGTATAGGCAGTATTGATGGTAAGTTTAAGCCATTTGAGTACGGTAAAAGAATGGCAAAACAATATAAAGATGACCAAAAACAAGGTTATTTCGGTTTGTTTAGTGGTGGCGACCAACCTGTAGACTATATGGGTGGCGAAGGCATGATGGATGTTAGCTATCAGCCAAGTTCAAGTGATATGCCTAGTCCTGAAGAGATGGACTTTATAAGTAAAAACTACTCTATCAAGGGTGAGTCAGGCATGCTTGCAGATAAAGACGGCAATCTTTTTACTCCTGACCAAGTATTACAACAGATTAGAGGCACACAAACACAAACAAGTGGTGGATTGCGTGATTTCTTTGGAGGTCTAGTTAGTGGCGGTGGAGCTGACAATGTTGGCAACTACGGAGTGCTAGGAGACTTATTGGGTGGATTTACCGACAAGTTAGGTATTACAAATTATGGTGGAGACAAGCAAGAAAACAAAGGCGGCGGTTTAGGTAACTTAGGTATTGCAGGACTAGCAGGCTTAGTTGGTAAATTAGCTTATGAAGAAGCCAAAAAGAATAAGGGCGTACCATTAACACCACTTACAACTATGGACCAACTTGGCAGATATAACATAGCTGCTGAGATTGCAAGACAAAAAGGCGAAGAAATGCCTAGTAGAGTTGAATACGGTTTAACAGGTGAAGGTATGCCTGTATTAGAAGGCGGTAAGCCAAGACAAGCAGCAATGGGTGGTGCAATCTACAACCAAGCAGACGGCGACCATAACGGTATTATGGCTTTTGCAGAAGGTGGTGTTGTAGAGATGAAAGACGGTGGAGAGCCACCAATAAATCCTGCAGACTTTCCACCGAAAGACGGACAAATAGATGGCCCGGGAACAGAAACATCGGATGATATACCTGCAATGTTATCTGACGGTGAGTTCGTAATGACAGCTAAGGCTGTTAAAGGTGCTGGTTCGTTTGATATGAACACAAACAACGGTATCGTTACTCTAACTCCTAACGGCGACCCAAGTCGTGACGGCGGAACAAGAGTAATGTATAAATTAATGGAACACTTTGGGAGCATGGCATAATGGCTGAAGAACAAGGACCTATTGCCTTAGACGTACAGCAGCAGTTTAGAACGCTAGACCCTGCTACAAGAGAATTATTCTATGGCTCTGGAATACCGGGTACAGAATCATACAGACCCGGTTTTTTACAACAAGCATTTCAGGCTAGTAACAGGTCGTTTTTTGATGCGGAAGGTAATCCAATTGTTGCAGCACAGCAAGTTGCAGGATTATCACCTGACCAACAAAGAGCTATACAGCTATCAAGAGAAGCCACAGGCATACAGACTCCGTATTTAGAAGAAGCAGGTAGTGCCTATAGAG